ACTCCGTGCCTTCCTTGTACAGTCTGCGATAGCTCGCACCCTGATCGTCAGAGACTTCGAATCGCAGGCTCGTGCCAGTCATTGCCGAGGGCACCACAATGGACTGGGGGGTCTTGTCCAATGGAATGGTCACAGCAGCACTAGCCACAGCGCCGCTGGAGATCGTAACAGTCACCCGCTCAAGCTTTGTCGCCATGTCAGCAGTCCTCAAAATCTACGAACCATAAACCAGTGTACCATTCCCTCTTGCACTGCACCCAGCGATCGGCAGCGATCGCCGCGTCACTCAGATTGTAAACGGTCATTGTTTCGCCGGTGGTGGTGATCGTCGTGCCAACCAGCTTGTGGGCTGTCACGCTGCCAGATCCAGCAGTTGTCCCGCTGCGGGCTGTGATCCCGCCAGTGTTCACCTTGGCGATCATTCCCCAGCCTGGCCTGGCGTAGACGTCGACAACAATCAGCGTCCCGTCCTGAGTTCTTGTCGCCAGAAAGTATTCGTTGTCTTTGATGAATCGATCGCTCAGGTTATAAACCAGCCCAGACACCGGCGTGCTGTTCGGCTCATGTGGCTCCAGGATCCCAGTGGCCTTGTTTCTGAGTGCGATCTGGGCGTCGCCGGTGGAGAATGCTGGAGTGGCTGCACCATAGCTGCCGGCTGCGATGTCTTCCTCAGCTCGCATCAGCCAAGAAGCCCCAACGTTGGCCGGGATCCTCCGCTCGGTTGGTGTTGAGTAGGCTGTCACCTGTTCGCGCACCATGCGCTGCACAGCAGCTGCGAGCTCAGGAGTCAGGACGGCTGCGCGTCTGGCCATTATGCCCAGCTCCATGGCCCAAGGCCGAGGACGTTGAAATCCACCGCCTGGTACCGGTTGAATGCCGGAGAGATAAATACCGGAGTGGTGAGACTGGTGTTCTTCCCGCCGGTGCCGTTAAGGTTGCCGGTGACCTGCTGAAAAGCATCGTCGCCAAACGGGATTCGGTTGCCGCTGCCTTTGGTGCCACCAGACCAATAGAAAGTGCCTTCGTCCAGCAGCTTGATCCTCCAGCCTTCGTTGCCGTTGTACCAGAACTTGAAGCGGTATTCGACCTGCCAATACCTCGTCGCGTCCTTCCGCTGCTGCTGCGCGGTGATCTCGGAGCAGAGCACCTGGTTGGCCGACCAGCCCCAGAATGGCTGGCTGTTGACCCTGTTCATGTAGCTCTGGATCTGAAGGTGGTCGAAATACAGCTCAGCCCTGCTAATCGTCAAGACTGGGATCGACTCAGGCGTGGTCAGTGGTGGCAACTGCTCGCCGGCAGAGTTCAGGATCGGCCTCGTCGGGTCCTGGGCATCATAGATCAGTGGCACCTCGATGGTCTCAGCCGACCAGGACCAAACTGGCGTCAGGTCCCATGGCTCCTGGTTCATCTCGTTTGGCCGTAGTGCCGTGTTGTCAAAGGTGCATTCGACCTCCCAGACCCCCTGGCCAATCTCCACCGGGCTGCGCCGGTTGCAGAACGCACCCGGTGCAATGTCGGAGGCAGCACCCAGAGCCGGGACGCCTGGCACCAGTAGCACCTGATCCTCTCTGGCCAGTGCATCTCTGCTGCCAGTCAGCCCTGGCCCAGTGGTCATCACTACCACATAAACGAGGGAATGCTCGACGTTCACCCGGAAATTGTCCAGGTTGATTGTCTCAGATCCGTTGATCCCGATTCGTGGGCCAAAGCACGCGCTCATACACCGAACTCCGTCAGTAAAAGCTTTGGATCCCGCAGCACCTTGACGACCTGCTGGAGCAGCTGGGCCTGCTGCCTCTGGATCACCAGCTGTTGGTTTAGTGCATTCTCTCGAAACTTCTCGATGGCCGCTGTGCTGGTCGCCTCGAGGGCCTGAGGTGTGGCCAGCTGCACCGTCTTATTGGCTGCCTCCTGCTGGGCATCCAAGGCCGCCTGGCGATCCATTTCCTTGGCCCGCTGCGCCGCATCATCCACCACCGGCTTTTCCTTGGCTGGCTTGGGTGCTCCAGCTTCGGCAGGCTGGCCGGCTCTCAGATCTTGCAGTTGCTCGAGGTTGGTCAGTGCCACCCGCTGGCCAGCTTCCAGCTGCTTCTGGACTGCCTCCTGGGACTTATCCACTCCGTCAGCCGCATCCTGCGCCGCCTTGGCCGTCTCCGCCTTGGCTGCTTCCCTGGCCGCCATGATCTGCTCTCGCTGCTTGTCGAACTTGGCCTTTTGATCCGCGACGAATGCCTGCACATCGGCTACAGCCTTCTCGCCAGCCTTGGGATCCATCAACGTGTCGAAGCCGGCTTCCACCCGTTTGCGATTCTCTTCCTGCAGTTTGGTTGTCGCTGCGCTCACCTCGTCCACAATGCTGACCAGGTTATCGATCGACTCTTTGCCAAAGACACCTCGAGCCAGTGGGTTATTGATCATCAGCTTAAACAAGCCCATCAGGTTCAGCATGAGCTGCCTCATGGTTCCCATCAGCATGTTGAAGCTGGTATCCACCAGAGCAAAAGCTTTGACGATGTATCCGGCTGCCGATGCAGCCAACTCAGAGGCAGTCCCCATGCCACCAAAGGCATTGGTCAGACTGTTCGATGACTGCTCGGTCCCACTTATACTGATCACGAGCTCACGAAAGTAACCAAGCAGAGCCTCAGCTATCGGCATGAACGCCTGGCCAATGTCCGCCGCCAGATCAGTGACGCTCGCCTGGAGCGCCTTCATCCGGTTGGCCCAGCTGTTACCAGATCGCTCGACATCCCCTTGGGCTGCAGTGGTGCCAGCCAAAATGATGTTGTACCTGGCCATCGCTTTCTGGGCCTCATTGGCCGTGTTGGGATCAAGCCCCTTTTTCAGCAGCTCGGCTTTGACCGCAGTCTCATTAACGATCACCCCAAACCGCTTCATGGGCTCAGCCTCGCCAGTGAGAGCTGATCGCAGTGCATCGAATGCCTCGATGTCGGTGCTGTTGTGGAAGCTTGCCAGATCGAACGATAGCTGAGCGAGGGTCTGGGACATTTGAGACGCCTGCTGTGGATCGATTCCCATTGGAATCACTAGGCCCTGTGCATTGGCCATAAACTCCAGAGTTTCCTGCTTTGATCGCCCCATCTGCTTGGCAAAGCTTTCGCCCCACTGTTGCATCGTTCCAGCCTGATCGCCGAAGACGACATTGAACTTGTTCATCGTCTCCTGCAGATTGCTCGCCGAACTGATTGCCTTGGTCATGCCAACCACCGCAGCGCCGCCGATTGCAGCTCCTGCAATCGAGCCATATTTCATGGTGATCTTGGTAAGGTCGGCAAATTCCTTTTTGGCACTCTTAAAGAACTTGTTCAGCGCCGATGTGTTGGGCGCTGCTTTGACCCCTGCCAGCTTCGTGGCAAAGTTGCGAACGCTTGCCTGCATTTCGGCAAAGGCCTTGGCAAATTCCTCTTTGCCCTTCACCGACATTTCTACATAGGCCTGGCCAGCCAGCTCTGCACTCATCGCCTGCCCCTTGTGGCTTGGTAGTATTCCTTCCAGATTTTCGTCGCCTTGGACTTGTGACGCTGGAAGGCTGGCCGCATGTATGGCCGCTTCGGAATCTTGGCCCTGGTCGAGGTTCCGCCAATGCTTTCGATGATATCCATCCCAGAGCTGACCTTAGTCAGAGACTGGATTTTCTTGCCTCGGCTTGTGGTGTTGGTCCTCTTCTTCAGGTCATTCATCGTGGTGATCGTTGGGATCCTTCGGATTCGCACCGTGATCGTTGCGCCGAACTCGTGGAGGTCAGGGACGGTCTTGCCGTTGTACGTCTTGCCGTTCCTCTGGACCGTACCGATTCGCACCCTGGACCGCTGCCGATCGGTCTTGTAAATGATGTTCCTGAGGCTCATGTAGTCCGACTTGCCTCGATCCTTTGGAGGTTTTCCAGGAGGTCGTGGCTTGGGCGGTGGGGTGCTTACCAGGATGTTCTGGCGACGCATGTAGGTCTTGCCACTCTGGCTGACTACTGGCACCATCACCATCTTTTTGGTGATCTTCCTTGGCCGGCTTGGCTGCCCGATCAGTTTCCTTGCATCCTGCCTGATGATCGCCCCGAATCGATCGAGCGTTTTAGTGGTCGCCGAATCAGCCCTGCGGATCTGCTTGGACCGCATCCGCTCGATCTCTCTCAGCTTCGCCTTGTTTGGCTTGATCCGAATGTCCAGCAGGCGTTTGGAGAGTCCCATTCGGCTGCCGCTCCAGAAATACCTTGAGGGATGAGATCGTTCTGCCAGTCAGCCCGATCTGGTTCTTGCCTTTGCGCCGCCGCCGTCCACCCTGCATCAGCTCTGGCCTAGCACCATTGGCCATCTCGAGGATCATCCAGGCCTTGAGTGGTCTGGGATCGATTCCAGCAACTCCTGCAAGTCTGAACAAATAGACGAAGAAGCTTGTTTCGTCAGGTCCGCCCTGGCTCGCTCGGCCTTCTGGCTCGCGTCCCACAGCAGGGCCAGAAGCTGACCCTGAGCCGGGGACTGGTGCACGAAAAAATCAATGTACTCGGCCATCCACTTTTCCCAGGCATCGTTGAGGATCTTGCCATCGAGTCGCTTGGCGAACTCGACAGGCCCCAGACCCTTGGCCTTCGCCTGGTCGTGGCAGGTGATCCAGATGACTCCAACCATCTTTTCGACGCCAGATGGCAGGGTTTCTGGGTTGTCCATCAGGTTCAGGCCGAGCTCTGACTTGATGGAGAGGAAGTGGCCAACCGTGAGATCTAACTCCCATGGTTGGCCGGTCTTGTCTGTGAAGATCCTCATGGAACCCTCAGGTTACGGAACGACGTACCAGCTGGGTGCGACGTGCACCCCCAAAGCGCCACCCGCATTCTTGCATGGACGCAAAGAAACGTCCACCATGATCGCCTCGCCGAGGTTTTCGTTGAGCGTGAAGCTCTTCACCATGCAGAACGCTCTGAGCCCCTGATTGCCCGTCGAACCAGCACCCGTAATGATCCCGTCCATTACGGCAAATTCCACCGCAGCCTTGGCGAAGAATGCATCCTCCAGGGCGGTGAAGTCCTGATCCGCTGGATCGTACAGCATCGAGAAATCAATCGTGGCATCGATCATTCCATCGACGTATTCCTGGAATCCGTTGCTGGCCCTGGTGGTGACGTCGGTCTCGCCCTTGTCCAAACTCAGCGTCAGATCCTTGACGTTGGCGATCTCGTTCCACGTTGGGCTGGCATGGGTGCCGGTGTTCCGGTAGAGCTTGGCATTCTCAGACAGCTTGTGTGCCATGTTCAAAATCCTTTGAATCGGATGGTGATGGTGGTAAACAGCAGCCCGAGCTCACTGACTTTGGCCGCATCGAAGGGAATATCTGTCTCGATCTCGTCTGGTATCTTGCCACCAGGTCGGAAGGTCTCCAGGCTGGTGGCGATCTCGTCGATCAGCTGCAGGAACTGTCCAGCCTTCGTCTCCTGCTCGGCTGCCGACACATCAGCGCTGTATCTGACCACTACGCCAATGCTGTAGGTTTTTAGGTGGCTCCCCGACCTGGCCAGCTTCTCCCTGGAGGATGGGCCAGCATAGACCGACACATCCCATCCACTCAGCAGGTCCCGATCGAACACAGGCACCAGCTGCTTGCGCGGAGTGAATGCCTGGCTGTAAGTTCCAGCATCGATGAACGCCACCGCATCGTTGACCAAAGTCTCCTGCACGCCTGGCATCACATCTCCCTGGTATGGATCCTGATGATCACCTGGCTCGGGTCGGTGTACTTCCACTGAGCCTCAGTCCCTGTGGTCAGCACAGCGTAGGTCTTGCTGCCCTCCTGAATCCTGTCCCCCCTCCTCGGCAGCGTCTGGGATCCGCCCAGCACCAAGTCAGCGACGCGCACAAGATAGTCCCTGGATTTAATCTGCTCGATGACCATCCCGTCCTGGGTGATCTCGTGATCAGATCGGCCAGTGACCACCTTCGAGAGAGCCACCGACTGGCTTGCCGATGGCCTCTCGTAGGTGATGTTCACGCCATGGACCACCTGCAGTGCCCGATAGGCATGCAGGGCCGCTGCCGAAAATGGGGTACTCATTACGTCAGCAGGGTCTCAGTGGAGCTGATGCGATCGGTGACGATGATCGGCACATTGAACGCATCGACAGGAAACGGGGCCGGTTGTCCAGTTGGGGTGGTGGCCGTGCGGCTGCGCTGCAGCTGGCCATGACTTCGCCGATTCATGACGATGTGGGTCGGGCCTCGGCTAGCAGGGAACTTTTCCATTGCCTGGCTGATCAAAGCATCGGTTAGCCCCTTGCCTGAGTCGGCCGTCAGGTTGGCAATTCGCACCGCACTGTAGGTGGTGCCAAGCTTGACCCCGCACCATCCGTGGATGGCATGGGCCAGCGCCCAGTAGTAGCCTTTGCTCGATCCAGGCTTTTGGACTCGCTGCCGATCGCCGATGGTGATGACGCCCTGCTGACCCCATATCAGCTGGATGTCCTCTTCGCCAGTTCGGATCAGCCAGACCGAGGAGCCTGTCCCTGCCGTCGTGCCACCAGCATTCACCACTTGAGCATCTGCGATGTTGTTCAGGTAGGACTGGTTCGCCAGGCCTTCAAAGCCGCTGGCCTGGTTTCCAGTGCCATAAATGACCTGCTCCTCGATTTCGGCCATCCCGGACTGAAGGTGATCAATCGCTTCCAGCCCCATGATGTGATCGACACCGCGATCGTCGACCAGCGCGGCTGCTTCGTCGATGTCAAACGAAAGGTCGAGGAATTTCAGCGTGTTGGTCACCAGCACGTTAGTGCTTTTGGTGTTCTCAGCACCATCGTTTACATCACGAAACCCGACCGACGGATTAGCCGTTTTCTTGTTGTAGGTGAAGGTGTTGGACCGAGTGGTCCTGGCAGCAAGCGCCGCAGTTAGCGGTGCACTGTCCAGAACCTCGCTAAGGCGAAGGTCCATGTCGACCTTATTGAAAAGCACGACGTCCGCACTGGTCACATAAACGTTTGGCATCTTGTTTGCTCCGTCAAAGACTTTCTGGAATGGATGGTTTCAACTGGCTCTGGAGAGCCGAACTAATTCGCCAGGGCTGCGCCCCACTTGCTGGTCACAGGAGAGCAGCCTTTTGCCTTGAGCTCTTCCTGCTTCTGCAGGGCTCTTTTCTTTTCCTCGCTGATCTCGATCCGTGGAGCCGAGGAGAACGCCTCTGGTTCTCCAGCTGCTGCCCGAGTGGCGGCTGCCAGACGGGTTTCGAGGTCTGCCACCTTCGCCGCCAGGTCTGCATTCTCAGCCCGCAGCTCGGTGGTCACCTCGGCAAAGCAGTCGGTGATCGATCGGCCTTCCAAAAACCACTTGGCCCCGCGATCCCCGAAGGTTTCGAGGTACGGCTTGGCCGCGTCCAGAGTCAGGCCAGCAGGAGCCGCAGGGGCCGGGGCTGGGGTCTGATCCTGGCCAGCTTTTCCCGCTAGCACGTCGTCCATAATGTCCCTTCCATAATGCTTGGACAAAAAGGAGCACATCCTTTCAACCACCTCGCGGGGCTCCCGATCCGAAAAGTGGGTGTTCACAATCCAGCTGGTCAGAGCTGGCAGGCCGGCCATGGTGGTCATATCGAACAGGCCGCCGCGGGTCGCTGCCGGCTCATCCACAATGTCGATGGCTCGCAGGCCATCCAGTCGCAGTGGAATGACTTCGCCCTCTGGCAAATCTTGGTTCATGGAGAAATGCAGCCTGGTGGCAGCGCTGACACCGAATGCCTCAGGATCCTCCTCGGCCAGGTCCATCACATAGCTGGCCAGGTCGCCGTTGGGGGTGTCAAAAGCCGACTCGGCAAGCTGGAGGTCAGCGTAGACCGCATCGCCATCACGCCTAAAATTGGTCCACCGCCCCAGGTACTTCCCAAATCCATCATCCGACATGCTTGGGTGGGTGTACCTGGCCTTGGTCCCTTTGTTGTAGGACTTGCCGAAATTGACCACCTGGTCGAGAGTGGTCTCATCGACCTCCCATGGCCGGCTGTCATTGACGCGGCCGAGCTGCATCACCTTGGCACCGTTGATCCGCCTGGCCTCCCGATCGACTCCAACCATCGGAGCCGCTCGCAGGGTGGCCGTTCGGAAGCTCTCAGCTACTGATTGAATCGTCGCCATTGTCATCGTCTCCATTGTCTTCGTCGTCTTCGTCTGGTTCGTCTGGCTCGTCTTCCGGCTCCATCGATGGGGCTGGCCCTGGCGGCTGCTCAGTGGTCGCCGCCGACATTCCCATCTCCTCGAGGAACTGCTCCTCCTGGGCAAGCTGGCGGACAACATCCCGCCAATCGTCGCCGTATCTTTCCCGCCTGATCTCTGACCTGGTGCGCAGTTTGTTCTGAATCGCCAGCACATCGCCTGCGATCTCGTCCTTTGGATTCCACCAGGGCATGCCGGCAGGGATCCAGTCCCATTTCAGGTCATCAACGGTGTAGCCTCGAGGCAGCACCAGGGCACCTTCAGCCACCCAGCTCAGAATCTTCCAGACCGTGATGCGGTCCAGGATCTCGACAATGTCAGCCCGTTTGCTTTTGACGCTCTGCAGATACTGAATCAGTGCAGCGCGGCTGCCAAAGAAGTTGGTGAAACTCTCATCGTAAAAGCTCCAGGGAATGTCGAGGCTCTTCAGAGCCGCCTGCATGCAGATCGTTAGGAATGCCTGGAACTCCGTGGATGGGTGCCGGGACTCCAGAAAATCCATCTTGTCGCCTGGGTCCAGCTCGACCTTTACTGGCCCTCGGCCAAGATCGATCTGGTAGCTCGAGCCGACCTCCTCCTCGTCGTCCGAATCCGCCATCTCTCGAGTGATGGCAAGAGCAAAGAGCTGGGTGATCTTTGCCTTAGCTCGAGCATAGTCTTTGACTTCCATGCTGTCCTGGAACTCGGCAATGGCCGACACAAGTGGGGAGACCCCGCGCACCTGGTCGAATGAGTCCCAGTAGGCCAGCTGCATGACGTTGCCGGCCAGTACCTGCTTTTCTTCCTCATAGCGTCCATCGCTGTGACGTTTGAAGATCTGAACTGCGGAAATTCCACCGCCCGGATTGAGCCGAATCCCATGCGTCCAGTTGGTGCCACCATTGCCATTGATCTGGCTGGTTGGATTTTGGATCCGGTCGCCTTCGATCCCCTGCAGCTTGCCGTTTACCTTCACCAGGAAAACGTCGCCATCGAGCACCCGCCTGGCCTCTGCCAATCGGATCATGCGCCGGAGCGAATGCCTGGCAGCCACATCGCAATTGATCGGCCTGGACCACCAAGCCATCAGCGACTCGAGCCGCTCGTTGAAAACCGGATCCTCAGTGCTTGCCTGGAAGGTGAACGTGGAAACGAAATCGAGGTGCTTTCGCACGGCCCAGGCAGCTACTGAGTAATTTCGCCAGAGCTCGCGAGCTCCTTCGATCACTCTTTTCCGCTTGGTCGAATCCAGCAGTGCATCGCTGGACTGGATTCTGGTGCCAGGGTCCCGCCGCTGGTTGCCAGCCTCCGCCGCGATGTATCGACCGAAAAGGCCGCTGAGTCGATCCTGTACCTGTTTGATCATGGGCCGTGGCTGTTGCTCAGGTTGAAGGTAGAGAATCGGGACTTTGCGCGAGAGTAGCGAATCACCTGCTTGCGCCACATCTCGAGCTCTTTGACGGCATCAGACCGCTGATACTGCACATAGGCTCCATCGATCGACACCGAGAAAATGCCAGCCCCAGTGGATAGCTGCTCTTCAAAGACAGCCACCATCTTTTTGGCATGCTCATACTTTTGGATTCTTTGGTCGTGCATGCTGGCATGATATCCGGGCTAGGCTTTAATCCTGGCCCTGAATCTGTGGACTTAGTCCAGGATCTGGAGTAATTGGCCAGACCTCTCGCAGCGTAAATGGGTTCTCGCAGCCTTTGCATTTGACGTGAAAAAGCTTGATCCGGTTGCCATCATGTTCAAATTCGTGATATGCGCCGGATTGCTTTAACACTCCAGCTGCTTGGCTGCAGTGTGGGCACACCGGCATGGTAATCGTTGCCCTCAGCTTGGGCTGGTCGGTTCGCTTCTTGGTGCTCATAGATATTCCACCCTCCTTGATCGTTTTGGCTTTATTCCCTGCGATGGAATCGGTTGCTCTGGAATTGGTACTCCAGCTGGAGAGCCTTCGATGGATCCGACAGCAGCCCGAGATTTCCTGATCTTTCGGCCAGACTCGCCCTCGAGCCTGCAGCCTTCGACGCTGGCCGCCACACAGCAGCCGACCAGGCAATCGAACCAGTGGTTGTCTGGACGGTCTGGCTTGTGCTTCCACTCGTCGACCGTGCGACCTTTGCCCTCGGTTCGAACTGGGTACTCCGCTCTCAGGTGCTTGGCCAAGGTCGCATGCTCGTGCGCCTCGCCCTTGTGCAACACCAGGCTGCCGCTGGTGCCTGGTTCGGTCGCCAGCCTGGAATGCAAAAATGACTTCCAAAAATTGGTATCGAAAAGCACATGCCGGATCGGAATGTCTTTGGCTCGATCGATTCGCCAGTGCTGGCCAGTGGCTCTGCCGAACTTTTTGACGTGCTGCGCGTTTAGCGGCTCGCTGCTGGCAGTAATCCCTCTGCCGTGACTCGGAAAAAGAATCGACCGGTGTAGGCTGGTCCGGCAGAACTCATGGACCAGGTTCCTCGACTGGCCCCAGTTGGCATCGATCATGATCCTGCTGAATGGCACCTCGGTGCCGGTTGCGCTTTTCCACTGCTTGGTGGCCAGGTGGTTCACCAGGTCCTTGAGCCCCTTTGTCAGCCTGACCTCGAGCGAATCGGCAGGGTAGAGTTTCGAAAGGGTCTTTCTCGCTGTCGACAGTTTGAAGTTGTTGCCTCGCTGCTGTGGCCATGCTCCGTACTCGACCACCGTCCCAGTGAAGTCCGATCGCCAGGCAACCACCGACCAAAACAACATTTCCTTTTGCACGTCGATGAAACCGACAAGCTTGTCGGTGTGCTCCTGCAGCTGCCCTTTGGCAGTGATCCCAACCCGCTCGCAGATCTCCTTCTCGCCGAGGATCGAATCGTCTGCCTGCTTTTCCATGGGGTGGTTTTGATATTCAGCCCAAAAGCTCTCTTCGTCTCGAAAGTAAAGATTCATTGCGTTCTGGATCGCTGACAGCTCATCTGGGTTGAATCGCTCAGACCAGGACGCCTCGCAGCCCGAATCCATCGCCGCCTGATTCTCTCGGTAGAACTCTGTCGCCTCTGTCCCTTCGCCACCATTCCTCAGGCTGGCCTTTTTGATCTCGTAGTATTCCTGCCACAAATCCATGTTCGATGGCATGCCGTACAGCAGCTGCGTGCGCTCGCCGTGCCACTCAGGCGACTGCTGCCGATCCAGGGCAGTATCTGCGAGGTCGCCTTTCCTGATGACCGTGCAGGGCATGACTCCAGCGATCTTCACTCCTGGGCCAGAGAGCCCGAGCACATCGCCGTTGATTGTCGCGATCCGGTTGTCGGTCTGCAGGCTGGAGTGGGCAGACTCGCGCGTCTGGGGGTCGTCTGGGATGACGTAGTCTGGCCGCAGCACTTCGCCGTTGGGGGTGGTGTACTGCTGGCCTCGAACGTCGCCGGTGATCCCGCAAACCGAGACCACCGATCCGCTGGCCTTGGATCCTGGGATCGTCGGCAGGATCAGAAGATTGGACAGCCACTGGATCCCGGTCGGCTCGCCTTGGTATGTCTGGCCTCCTGCTCGAGCGGCTCGCCCTTCAAGCTGCCGGATCGGAAAGCAGACTTCTGGGAAGTCCTCCAGCAGGAGGCTGTTGAATCGCAGCTCGGACTTGATCGAGGAAAGCAGCTTCTCCGCCTTGCCTTCCGTGGCACCGATCAGGCAGGCCCATCGCCGATACCCGTAGAGGAGCGACCACAGGGCAGCTGTCACCGCCAGTGTGGTCTTGCCGCTGCCTCGAGGCATGGCCAGAGCGAACAAGCCACCGTGCCTGACGGTGACCTCGATCCGATCTATCACTCGCAAATGATCCTTGGACCATCCCAGGGAAAAGGCTGCTGGCCGATAGGTCTCACAGAAGAGCCGGAATGATTCAGCACACTTCTTGCGCCGCTTAGGATTCTCGATTTCTGGCAGCTGGCCAATGTCCGTTCCGGCTGCACGGAGCGATCGCATCCGCTCCGCCATCTTTTGCCTGTGCTGCTCGTAGCTCTTTTTGTCCAGCTTGGCTGGCATCAGGGGGCCCCGAGGAGGCTGTTGAGCTCGAGGGTACCGGTGGCATCCTCGGGGATCGTGACGTACACCACCTGGCCAGTGCCGCGCTGGCAGGCGTACCGAACGCCAGGCGTCAGGTCGGTGAACTGGGCCACTCCAGCCCCGTTGCTGGTGGTCGTCCGGATTCCAGTATCGATGGCCAGGCCGGTCGATCCATGGGGCACCGCGGTGGCCTGCATCGACATTGTGACGCCAGACTCTGGCAGACCGTTCACCCCGAGGCACAACCAGTACCCAGTGACCCCACCTGGTCCGCTGGGTGTGATCGAGATCGCCGTCATCGTGTAGGTCTGGGTCTGGTTCGCACTGACCACCAGCACCGCGCCGCCAAAGGTTGCATTCGGGGATCCGATACCAACCACCCAGCTGCCATCGTCCACGTTGAACGTGATCTGCCCAGAGACGTTGGTCGAGCCGACGTAGGTTTCAGCCGCCTTGGTCAGCCGAACCCTGGCACCCTCCACCGGTGCTCCAGCCAGGAGGACCGTGATCGTCACCGTTCGTGCGCCAGCTCCGGTTCCACCACCGCCGCCGCCCGTTGGGGCTAGGCTCAGTGCGCTGGCCGTCCACTTGGCATTCGGTGTGCCGCTGCCGGTGATCATCGTGACTAGGTCGACCAGGACCGACAGGGCCGCCACAGCATTGGCCACCTCAGTGGCTGCTGAGGAATCTAGGGCCACATTCGTGATGACGCCTTGCTGCATCTGGTGCACGTCCGCAGCGATGTGGCCGCTGCCCGCTCCGGTCACCTTCACCGTCCTGTTGTTGCTGTCGCTGATCAGGATCCGATCGCCAAATGAGCCGCTGGCGTACCCCGCGCTCGGCAGAGCATTGAGGACAGCATCCCGATTCTGGTTGGCCGTTGGGATGTCTCCAACCGCAGCTGGCAGGGCTGGCAGATTGTCGGTCTTTGCTTTGATCGCCTGGAGGACCGTGAGGCTGTCGTAGTCCACCACCGCCCCAATCCACTCACTGTATCTGGCTTCGCCACTGACGGTGCCAGAGATTGTCACCCGCAAGCTCTCCGCTGCGTGTGTGCTGTCCACAGTGTAGGTAAAAGTGTACCGGCCAGTCGCTGGATTGGAGACCGCCGACAGGTTGGCCGATCGGCTTGTGCCAGCTGCATTGGCTGCCGCGATGGTTGGGCTGGCATCGAGGTTGACTAGCTTGTCTTCGTCGTCTCTGACGATGACAGTAAAAGCATAAACCAGGCTGCCAGACTCCGGGATCTCCATGAGAGGAGATGCATAGACGTTGACCTTGGCCGAAAGATTGTTGAGCCCCTGGACGGCCGACAGGATCGAGGCAGCCGTTGCTTCCTTGGCCAGGATGGTGGACGCCTCGATCTGGGCCAGGGTCGGCTTTATGTCTACGCTTGCCTGAGTGGCTCGAGTTTGGACCGTGGACTCTTTGGCCAAGATTGTCGATGCTTCGATTTGGGCCAATGTCGGAATCGCACCGGCCAGGCCAGTGATCGCACCAGTTGCCGTTGGCAGTCCTCCAGTGCTGTTGGTTGCATTGGCCACCAGTGCATCATAGACACTCGGCAGCAGGACCATCAAAGCCCGAACGCCCATGCTGTGGGCAGTGTTGCCTGAGTAGATCGTGAGCCTGCCAACGGTGTCCGTGTTGCCCGTAGTCAATGCGATTCGGTAGTAGCCGTTCCCATCATGCGTGACGGTTGCACCAGACAGCGTTGCCGTAGACCCTTCTTTCCCAATCCTGAAATCACCCACAACTGCAGTTGTCACCGCTGCGCCAGTGGAATCAAGTACCGGTCCAACCAAAACAGTAGCGGCTGTGGATTGTCTTAGTAGGTGCATCAGTTGTAATCTCCACAAAGAATCCTGCGCCGCCTGCTGCCGGTCGCCGCTGTTTGCGCGAAACTATACCGCCGCCTGCGTCTTTGGTATAAGCCGCCAGGCCCGATCTGATATAGCTCGGCGGCTTCGGTTGCGGTTATGATCCCGCGAAAAACAATCTGCTCGAACCACTGGCAGGTGCTTCCAGTTCCAGAAGCAAAAAACGTACCTCGTTTTGCCCAGGACCAATTTTGGGTGGGCGCTGTGTTTGATGTATAGGTTGTGGTCTGAGCGTTCGCACCGTTTACAAAAATCCCATGCGCCTTAGTTGTCTGCGAATCAGAAAACGTCTGAACAAAGCAGATTGCATCCGCTATGGCGCTTGCGCTTGACCCGAAATCATGCGCCAACTGAGCAGTAGCAGAGCCCGCAATCCTTGACGCAATCTGACCCAAATTTCCACCGACGCCGTAAAGCAACTCAACACCAGATGCTCCGGTCGCATTGCTGGTGCTGTATGGAAAATGAATCACTGCTGTCAAAAGCCGAAACCACGAGA